CTACATACTCCACTTTAATGCCTTCAGCTTTATTAAACGAGCTTTTTGCAGCGCCAATACCTATTACAGTTAAATCTCTTTTTATACGTCTAGATACTAACTCGTATTTGTTTTTATCAAAAACACTATTAATAGCTTCTTCTTCAGCAATTTCAATAGCTTGTTTGTATTCAAGCTGCATATGTATTTCAAGCTCTTCTGACGTTTCAGGCAACTTGCTTTGATCTGTTTGGTATATATCTATACCTAATTGACTAGCTACTGCATCATTGAATGGCTTAGCCGCCATATCTTCAGCTATCTTAGTAACATAATCAGTTCTTTCTTTTATTGAAGCAGGATCTTGCGAGTAAGCTTTGACTTCATATGATCTATCAGCCATACCGTTTACAACAATATCAACAAACTTAGGTATGATAGGCACAGGCTTCCAATCTAAATTCATATAAGACAAATCTCCGTTAATAGATAATTCATCTTTATATTTTCTCACCGATTGCTCTCCTCTAGCATATAGTCTTAATGAGTGAAATGATTGTTTGGATGTAGAATACCTACCCGATCCGTTTTTACCGTTGTAGCCGTCTTTAGAATTAAACCACTCGTGCTCAATAGCTCTCCCTACTTGTGCACCGTACTCAGCGCTCATTTTTTCTAAATCACTGACTGCTTGTGACGGGAAGGAACTTTTTATAGCTTTATTAATCATTTACTTAAATTATTTGAGATCTATATCCTTTGTTGTCGTATCTTTTTATCCCAAGATTTATACTTTTAATTTTTCTTTCTTGTGTTGGCGCATAAAGGTTTTTATTGCAAGCCATAATTGCTAATCCTGAGCTAATTGATGCATCAAACTTTGTTCTATTATTTATGTCAAACTTCACCCAGTCTTCTAATGTTCTATTGAAATACATATCCCCATAGCCGTCTTCAATTATTCCTACGTACTTTTCTATATAAGATTCTATAGCAGCAGCATGAGATTGCTTTATGTCACTTGACGAGTTAGGTATACCCCCTATTTCTTTTTCTGTAATAGAAAGTTTGTTATAATTTTTGTCAGGTCTATTCATTGAATACCCTCTGTACCCTCTTCTTTTAAAATGATACAATAATCTAGGCTTATTGTTTTCTACTAATATAGGCATTCCATAAAATACACATGCCATTAAAACGTCTTCAAAAAATATCTCTGCGGTTTGAGGTCTTGCTACATATTCTAAGAAAAAACTATTAGATGGAGCTTCTTCCATAGAGTATTTAGTTAAGCCGTGCAATGCTCCGTTAGATCCAATACCATCAACAGTGCCTGATATATCGTAACTGTCACAACCAAAAGCACCTACATGATCATTAGCGGGGTATTTTATACCGTTGTTTAATCTAACCCTATTTTGCATTTCTAGCTTAGGAACCCAGCTAACTTTAAACCTACCGCTCTTGTTAGGCATAAATTCAACAGCGCTATCTTTAGCCCCGTCTTTCCATTGAAAACTACCGACTGTCACCAATCCGTTTCTTTGAGCATCTTCGTTATAATCTATTTGTTCGTATAGCTTTGTTAGATTAAATAAAGACTGTTTTGTTTCATCTCTAAAAGCGTGGTTTTCAGTTCTAGGAAATTGACGATAATATTCGTTTAAACTATCTTGATCATCTTTTAATCCTTCAACTTCATTCTCCCAGTATTCTATAACACCTAAGTCTATTATTTCCCCATTTGGCCCTTTAACTGGTTTTTCCGGCGTGTTGAATACAGGTAATCCATAAGAATCAATGTATCCCTCGTAGTTCCATTCCATAGGTATGAACAAAGAATATAATCCTGAGCGAGTCTGGCCATTGGCGTTTCTTTTTTCAACATTTGAATTATAATATAATTTTTTAAAATTCTCACCACCTTTATCTAAAGCATTAGAGGTACTACCCATCATACACTTACCAATAATTCTTGAACCTAATCTTAAACAAGTTCTAGTGACTCTCCAGTTGTTTAATATATTTGTAGGTTTTTCCCACTTTCCACTTTCATCGTGTACTAATAGTTTTAATTTTTCACCATCGTAGGAGTTGTCACCCGTGTTCTTCCAGTCGATCGTTGTGTCGAGACCGGATATATCCTCGAGCTTCTCGTTGGAATCAAGTTTCTTACGGGTAAATTTTGACGCCGGGACTCTATACGCGAGTTCCGTTTTTGGACGGTCCATTCCGTCTTGGATAGGTTTGAAAAAGAAGGGGTAATTAACTGAGATTGGTACGACCTTATCAGTAAACATTTTCTTTGCGTCTGGCCCAGATTTTGATAGTATACCAAATCTTGAGTCTGTAGAAATCGTGGCTTGATTAACAGTCTCGCCTGAGGCCATGAACGAAAAGCCTGACCTTCTGTTTTTAAGGTAACACATTCCGTAACATCTTGCATCGGCCTTACAGGCTTCCCAAAATATGTAGAATAATCTATTTGATTCACGAAAGTCTGGCTGCCCAACATCAATCTTGGACCACTGCAGGTACATGTAGTGAGTGCCAGTAATATACACAGGAACCCCTTTGTTATTAAACCAAAAGCCTTCTTCCCTCTTTTTAAATTCGTTGTCAATATAGTCATACCATTTATTTTTAAATTCACTAGAGCGATTCTCCCAGTCAAAAACTGATTTTATTTTACTTAATTCTTTAGGATAATCTAATGCTTTCCAAAATTGCTCTAACTTTTTATTTGACAGCTTATAGCTATTACCACATAAAGGTAACCCTATTTTTAATCCTTGAATTTCGTATATTTCACCAATCTTACCGCTTCTAGATATAACAACGATATCGTGATCTTTATTGTAACCGTATTGCCACTTATTATATCTATTGTATTTTTCTATAGTGCTAGGCTTTATATAGTCCTTTAGCACTTTGAATAGTGTTTGCTTGTACATTATTTAGATCTTCCTTCAGCAAAACCTTTAAAAGATTTTTCTTTGCTATTAGAATCCTTACCTTCTTCTAAAAGATCTTGCTCTTGTTGTATTCTATCTAGTATTTCAAAAGCATCAAAAATTGCTAATTTTTTTGTAGCAGCTGCGTTTTTTAATCTGTCAGCTGTTATATCATCTCCTGAGTCTACGATTTTTTCTTTAGCAACTTTAATAAGTTCTTCCACTGCCTTTTGCCCAGCTTGGATTATATTCCTCTTCGTCTCCTTTGTTTTCATATTTGATTGTAATATCATTAGTGCGCATTCTGTATAACCTGTCACCATCTATTAAAAACTCATATTCACTGCTTGGACTAAAGCCTAATATATCCCCTTCGGCTATTTTAAGAGCTTCTAAGGAGCTATTGCCATATTTTAGTATACCAATATGCTTTCTTTCTTTTTGTTCGCTTAGAATTGAATTTTCTTTTTTTACTACAGGCTTTACAAAACAAAAATCACCTGGAGCTTTCCATTCTTTATTGTGGTTGTAAAGAAATATTTGATCGTAGTAACAGAAGTACATGTCTTCTTTAAAATAAGCGCTACTGTTTTTTTCTATTCCTCGTACGTTATAAAATCTTCTAAATACATTATGATGCACTATAACTTCGTCGTTAACTTTTATATCAGTGTCTCCTATAAGAGGTATTGATTTAACAATACCAATTCTATTAACAAATTTATGGTCGTCCATGGTGGTATTTATTATAAGCTTTTTACCCCCCACATCTACTTCATTTGTATACCTACTATCTTTAGGTTCTATAATAAAGCTGTATAAACTCTGCATTAGTATTCTAGATTATATTCTATTGAAATTGCCATGTTAGTATTAAACTTTTTCCATGGAATTATTTCATCTTTCTTACTTATGTATATATTATAAGAACCATCTTTTTTGTCATACAATATATCTGATATACAATGACCTCCGTAAACCTGTTGACCTACGGAGTAATGCATTGCTTCATTTTTATAATCAGAGCCGATACTTATTTTTCTAATCAGCTTGCTCATCAGACTTTTCTTTCATTTCTTCATAACTACCGTCTTCTAGGTTGACGGTAATTTTACCATACTTTTCCTCAAGAGACTGGCTCATTTTTTCAGCGTCAGACATTAATTGAGCAAAAGACCCTAGTACCTGTGTTTTTTGAACCTCTAAGGCTCCAATATCAGATAGCATCTGTCTTTTGAAGTTTTGCTGCTTCACTAATTCTTCTAACTCTACTTGTTCGATTTTTTTACTCATTTTATTTAATTTAATTGTTAATTACTCTTATGTATATTACGTGCGTAGCCGATTACTTTCTTATGTTACTTGTTTTTCCTAACAGCTGCCCCAAAGAAATATCCAAATATAGACAACACTATACCTTCGCATATACCTATTAAGTGTATCCACACTTCTTTATTAGACTCAGGTATTTGCAGGTATACTATAGCGTATATCATAAAGGTAAAAGACCCTAAACCTACTATACCTGTTAGATTGAACATAAGATCAAATTGACCTGTTTTAGCTTTCTCAACTTCTCTTTTACGAGCGCTGTCCCTATCTGCAACTTGTAGATTGTATAATTCAATAAGCTCCTCATGCATTTGGATCTTATCTTGACCTGTTAATTCAGGTTCACTATCTATTAAGTTTTTAACTATACCTAATATACCTTTATTGGGTAAAGTGCCTGATACAAAACCGGGTAGCTTTTTTAATAAAAACTGACCAACTTTAGTATCTTTAAATTTTTTTTTGTTTTTCATTTAACAGTTCCATTTTCTTCTAGCAGCTCTACCTCTTTCTGAAGTCCAACTTTTAGATCTAGCGCAAAAGGCTTTTCTTCTTTTAGCAGCCTTACTGCCTTTTTTTAATTTTGAAGGGGGTGTCGTAACAGCTGTTTTTAACTTACTGCCTGGGTTGTCTTTTCTATACTTCGCAACGCCTCTAGCAGTCATACCTCCTCCTGCTTTTTTACCAGTACCCCTACCTTTTTTTACTTTAGCATAGTACTTTTTAGATTTTTTCCTAGAAGGAGCATTTTTTGTAGCCATATTTTAAATTTTATGTAATTTATGTGTTTCTTGGAAACCCATAAAACTGATGTACTGAAGCATCACCTGGATAAACTTCATTGTTTCCAAAGTCTAAGAAGTCCGAACTTATTATATCATACGCCACACCATCGTAGTAAATTGGTGGTGTTATTTCGTGAATATCTTTATCATAAGTACCTTGTGTTTTTATAACTTTACCAATGTAAACAACTGCCTTTGTTCCGTTGATGTACTGCATTGATGTAACACCTTCTTCTGTTACTTCAGCCCATACATCTTTAGAGATTAAAACATCTTTACCTTGTTGCTCTGTATCAAATACTGTCTTGTAAATATTCATTTAAATTGTTGTTAAAGCTGTTAGTTCTGCATCTGTTAGTGCTTCTTTGAAGACTCCTAATGCTTTTACTTTGCCGTAGAAACTAGAACTACCACCAGTACCAAAAGTTAAGTTATTTAACCCAGAAATATTAAATGTATTGGTAGATGTAATAACTTCAGAACCATTTATCCAAAGTGCAATTTGTCCGCTTTTGTACTTTAAAGCTATTTTATTAAAATTTAATACATCAAAACTACTAGTACTTAAATTAAGATTATTTGGACTTAAAGGCTTCATAAATAAACCTATAGTATTAGATTGATTTCTAAAGCGTATAGTTATAGTTTGATTATTATCTCCATTTACACCTAAACTAATAGATCTAATGCTTTCCCCATTATTTTCTAAAGCAGCTATCTCAGCATACAATACTCCTTCTGTAGAGTTTATCAAAGTAGAGTTTCCCGAATTAGGTGCTATATCTTTAAGCCTTGTGGATGATGCTCCCGATGTGGGAATATATGAGGTTGCAAAAGGTTGTTGTTCTAATTGTGCGCCCCAAATATGTGCATCTATATTAGCTGAACTTGTAAACAATCTTATTTGAGATGTTTCTGTAGCAGTAGCAAGAAAAGTAAATTTATATCTTTGCCAATCATCAGTAATTGTGTATGATTGATTTGCACTTTGCCCATCAAAATTCGTTTGAAAACTTGTCACTCCTCCGTTGTTTTTCATATAAAATGAAAGTGTATAACTTTGACCACTTGCAATAGATATTTCAACTCCTAATCTGCTACCACTACCAGCTTTATTAACCCTTGTTGCATTTTGTGTTCCATCGGGGGATAGGGCATTATTTATTGTTACATTTAATGTAGAGTTTTTTATCCAACTTTCATGACTAAATAATTCTGAATAAGTTACAATATTCGTTGACTCATTTTCTAAAAGCCAACTCCCACAGCCATTCTCGTAGTTTATTCTCGGTAGGTTTGTATCGTTAGTTACTTCTTTTATTACTATGTTTGTAATGCTACCAACAAAGTTAGCATCTCCTTGTAACAATATTGTTGGGTTTATATCTCCCGATGTTGCTTCAGCAGTATAGCTTCCGCTTGTTGTTAAATTACTAAATTCAGCACCACCCGAATTGTTTAAACTACCACTTAAAGCACCTGCTGAAATATTTAATGTAAATGATATCCTTACTAATTTATTTTGTATGTTGGTTGAAATTGTTTGTATTAAGTTTGTTGCTGCTGATTGTGTGCCATCACAAGTTACCTTGCTATTTGCTTGATCGGGTGTAAATCCATCTCCAAAAGTCCAATTTTGCCCCACCTCTTTAGCAGAAATGTTTGATATAGAGCCATTAAAAGTATTGTAACCTTGTATGCTAAAAGTTGTTGATGCTGGTGTTATGAAATCAGTTACAACACCATTAGATGAATTAACAGAACCATTTACTCCATTAGCTCTCCATCGAATAGTTCCACTTACATAATCTGATATTGTGTATTGAATTTTATATGTTTTACCTATCTCTAAAACACTAGCTTGTGTGATAAAAGATGAACCATTTATAAGACTTGCTTTACCATCTGCAACTGTCCAATCATTTAAAGTCCAATCTGTTGAGCCATTAGAAAAACTTCCATTAGTAATCAGCTCTGCACCTATCTGTGAAAAGCTACCATTCTGTACCAAGTCTCCAGATAGTATCTGTACATTCTCAACTAACCCTTGTGCATTGACTCTAGTGGCAGCAGAATTTCTTGAGAAAGTGAAATCCCCATCTCCACCAGTTGGCTTGATGCTTAACATCTTGCCGTTATCGTAACCAGTCGGAGTCAATAAAATTGACGCTTTATCTAATAAGTTTGCCATTATGAAATATTTTCTAACTCGGTTAATGTTGCAATGGTGCAAGTAACATTTTCGTAGTATGCCGCTCTTTCTCGCAATGAAGATAATAGGCTAGATATTAACCCTGCTCCATTCACCACGGGAATGCAATTTAAACCCAATTTTAATTTTAGTAGAGGCATGATATTTGTTTAGTTTTTATTATATGTAATCTATTTCCATGGTAAGATCTATTTTGTTTTTATCAACAAGAATATTCCACTTTTCTTGAGTTAAATCTATACCTTCTTCATAAGCCATATTCAACCATTCTTCTGAAGTAAAAGGCTCCTTGTTTTGTAGCAAAGCTTCCAACCAGTCTTCTGCGTTAGTGAAGTAGTCTGTTTTCGTTAAAGAGTTTTCCATACATTGTTTAGGCTCTACATAACCATAGTGTTTAGCTACTTTAGCTTTTTGCCAAAATAATAAAAAACTTAATCTTGTTTTGTAGGATATGTACCATGTAATTACTTTTGGATATTCTAATTTTGTCATATTTATTTATTTAAGCTATACCGCCATCCGTTATTCCCCAACCAAAGTTGCTTATCAAAGATGCTCTAGCCGTTGCTGCCGCTCCTCCTCCAGTGTATTGTGAATTACCAAATCTGATATTTATATTTGGTGAATATCCACTACCATTTAAAAATGCTGCCTGCAATGTTGCCTCCCAACCTATTAAAATAGCATCGTAATTTGATGTTGAAATATTTAGATTCCTATGAAAGCTATTAAAATTTGTAACGCTTGTAATATCCCAATTACTTAGGTCTTGGTCAAAAGATGTTGCATCAAAAAACATAGAACTCATACTAGTTACACTACTCACATCCCAATTAGTTAAATCTTGATTAAAAGATGCAGCTTGACGAAGCATCTGATTCATATTAGTCACATTACTTACATCCCAAGAACTTATATCTCCATTGAATAACGGTGCATTTCGAAACATACTACTCATTTTTGTAACATTTGTAAGATTTGGTGCATCTGTAAACGAACCAGTTAATCTTGAACAACCAAAAAAAGCATTTTCAAAACTTGACCATACAATATCTCCCCATTGTTTAATATCAATTAATTTTGTTTTATCACCTGCATTATTAATATAAATTCTAGGAAAATCTCCACTTATAGAAACATCATAATCTCCAGCAGTAGCAAAAGTTATTGTAGCGTTTCCTGTTATATTTGGAATTTCTTGACCATCACTTGTTTTAACAGTATAATTATAACCACTTCCAGTTGTAGGAATAGTTATAGATTCATTAGATGTTGTTGTTCTCCAAGTAGTTATAAAAGATGCAGTATCTCCACCACCGCTTTTTGGTGAATTAAGGTATATAATACCAAGCTTTACGTTTATTAACGGAGCCATAGTTTTAGTACATTGCTATAATGTCATCTGCTGTCGTACCTAGCGTAAAAATTCTATCTACCTGCATAGGCAAAAAAGTTCCAGCCGGTATGTTCTGAAAAAGCACTGCTCTGTATATTTCATATGTTTCGTTTCCGTCAGGAAATTTATCAGAGTTAGCGTTACTGATATCTTTTAAACTAAGAGTAGTAGCACTATCTATAGCTCCTACAAAAGCAGCAAAGGCACCGTTGTCTGTGGTGTTAACAACAATATCTCTTAGTTTAACACTACCTCCTGCGATGTTGAAGTTAGCGGTTGAGTCTACTAGCTTATTAGTTGTATTCCCATTTGCTGTGCCTTTTGCTATAGAAGCGCTTTCTCCTGATAGTAGTACACATATATCACCTCCAGTACCTACATACAACGCAGCTCTATTGGAAGCGTCTACACTTGTTAGCTGGCTTAAGTCTAAATGATTGCTTGTAAAATCTACTGCAGCACTGCCTTTAGTACTGGTATCTTTTATAACTACAGCTCTATTAATAGTTTCAACACCGTTTTTTTCCCTGTAATTAATATCGTTTTTATGGGAGTTCCCAATAATATCTCCGTATGCCATTTGTTTTTTTGTTTATCTAGTTTTATCTTTATTTATTAGTTCGGTTGCTTTTTTCATTACTTTGTCGGTGTAGCTTATTCCTTTCATAAAAGGATTATGTCTTTCACCTACCGGCAAGTCGGCCTCGCCTAATAATATTTTATATATCTTGTTTATTAAAATTCTACACTTAGTAGACGTTTTATATATATTGTACTTTTGTGTTGTTTTGTTTCTATTTCTCCAAATAACAATCCAACCTTCGCGTACTAACCTTCTCCATCGGTCTTTATCCCAGGAATACGTATATATACCGTCTATATAATCTTGTCTACTAAAAAGATCAATGCAGTCAAAATATATTAATAGCTCTAAGTCAGCATCTGTTAAGTTATTTGTTTTACATGCCCACCTTCTTACTATTCGATAATACTTAAGCAAATTTAATTCTTTTAAATCCTTTGCTTCAAGCTTTCTCATAATACAATAACTACATCCTGTTGTTTTATAACTAAAAACATCTTGTCGTCTATTTCAACATTGAAACCAGCGTGCTTGTCATAATATATATTATCACCTGTTTTTACACCTTTTATAAACTCTCCAGCAGATATTATTTTACCTTTACAATATCTTATATCTTCTCTTAGTTTTTCACTAAGTATCAAGCCTCCCTTTGTTTTAGAGGCTTTTTCTTTTATTTCTTCTACTACCAAAAATAATCCTACTGCTTTCATATATCTCTCATGTTACTAATTACACAATCAGTTGATAGTATTGTTGAAGCAACAGATACCGCGTTCTTTAAAGCGGTCTTAGTAACTAATACAGGATCTATAATACCTGCTTTAATCATATTAACTTCTTTACCGTTTTTAACATCAATACCTCTGTTCTTTATAGTTGGGTATGATTCTGGTAAACCAGCATTTTCTAATATAACTCTATATGGAGCTTTGATAGCTTCTATGAATATTTTTTGGCCCTCTGTTTTATTACTTAACTTTCCAGCAGCATTGAGTAAGGCAATTCCGCCACCAGCTACAATACCTTCTTTTATTGCTGCTTTTGTAGCATGGATTGCGTCGTCTACTCTATCCTTTTTTTCCTTCAGCTCGACGTCGGAATTTGCACCTACAGTTATAACCGCTACGTTTCCTGATAAAACGCCTAAACGTTCTTGTAGTTTTTCGGTCTTTAAACTGGGTGTATCACTATTAAGCTGATCTTCTATTGTTTTAATTCTTTCTTTTGCTTCTTCAGGCATGCTAGATACCTTTAGTACTGTTGATTTATTATCAGACACTGCTTTATCGCATTGACCCAGCATGTCTGGTGTTATAAGATCTATATCGTCTCCGTACTCTTCGTTAATATGAGTGGCTCCAGTTACCGCAGCAATATCGTCTAGGAAGTCTTTCTTCCAAAAGTTAAAACCAGGAGGAGCTACTACGTTTATTTTTATATTACCTTTAATCTTGTTCATGACAACAGCGCTCATAGGTTGTTTTTCCAACTCACCTATTATTAACAATGCTCTGTTATTTGCAACTGCGTATTCTAAAACAGTTTGTATTTTTCTAACCGTAGCTATTGGTGATGAAACAAGTAGTACCAATGGATTTTCCAATGTTACATTTTGTTTAGCTACATCTGTTATTAAATTAGGATTTGCAAACCCTTGATTTATTTGAGAACCTGTAACTATATCTACCGATGTTTCTTCTGACTTTGAATCAGTGTCCATTAACACAACCCCGTTCTTACCTACTTTTTTAAATGCTTTTGCGATTATACCACCAAGCTCTGTATCATTGTTAGATGATATCGATGCAACTTGGTCTATCATATCCCCCTCGACTGGTATGGATACACTATCTAAGTACTTGATTGTTTTTTCGTATGAATCGTTAATATCATTTTTAACATCTCTTAAAGAGCCTTTAAACTCTTTAGCTTCTTTTAAAATAGCGTGAGCTAGTACAGTAGCGGTTGTTGTTCCATCACCTGCTTCACTTACTGTTTTCCTTGCGGCTTCTTTTATAAGCGTAGCCCCGATGTTTTCTACTGGATCTGAAAGATTAACAGAGTTCGCTACTGTTACCCCGTCTTTTGTTATCATAGGTCTTCCCATGAAGTCTTCTAGTATAACGCATTTACCGCTGGCTCCTAATGTTGAGCTAACAGCTTGAGTTAACTTTGTAATACCTGAAAACACTTTATCTTGAGCATCACTACCAAAGTTTAAGTGCTTCACAATTTGTTGTGAGTTTTGCATTGAATTTAATTTAATTTAATTTTTGTTATCTTACTTTTTTTTCTTCTTAAGATCTTTTTTGTGAACTAATGGCTTACTAGTTTTTGTGTGTGTTTTACCGGTATGTAATTTACCATTAGGCATTTTATGAGTAGCTCCCTTCCACTCAGTTCCGTTTTTTAAATAGTGTTTTACTCCTTTCATTATTACCTTTTTTTTCGTTTCTTTATAGCTTTAAAATCTGCTTGTGTTATTTTGTTAAAGGGTTTAGCAGCCTTGGCTAAAGCTTTTTGTTTTGGTGAGTATTTTTTTATTGGCATAGTTTATATATTAAGATGTTGCAAATGGTGTAGCCGCGTTTCCAGTGTGGTGAATATTTCCTGAGACAATCCATTTGTCTGCAGCAATGTTTTGAACTCTAAATGTTGAACCTATAATACCGGTAGTTGAACCATTGCAATTAATAGCGCTAAAATTATCACCTGCTTGAGCAGCAAAAGAAGCGTTAGCATCTGACGTATCGGTATCTATAGTATGTAATTGTCCAAATAATTTTTCATTACTTGGATCTGCACAAACTACTTTATGAGCATTAGACGTAGCCGTAACCGCAATTGCAAAATCGTAGTAAACACCTATTAAATCCCCGGGTCCTGAATCAGGTAATGTTAATACTGCACCATCGTTGTCATTGAATAC